GTGCCACCCGCGTTGTTCCCCGCCGCACCGAGCGTGCCACCGGCACCGATGGTAACCACGAACGGGAACGTGATCGTTGTGAACGTGGCCACGGCCAGGCCGAACGCCCCACTCGACCCACCCGCCGCGGCCGCCACGTTCGTCGCCGCCGTCGTCGCAGCGCAACCACCCGACCCGCCACCACCCGACCAACCAAGGATGATCACGGCCTGCCCCGCCGGGAGGTCCGTCGACGTGACGTTCCCCGACGCCGTGACCTTCTTCACCTTCCCCAACGCCAGCAGCGCATTCAACTCCGCGGCCGTGAGGACCTGCCCCGCCGTGAAAGTGCTCATAGCCCCAACCTGTCCGTGTCGAGAATCCCGTACGTAGTGTCATCCAGAATCAGCACCTGCTGATACACGGTCGCGTCGACCCCGTGCAGGTCGAAACGCCACTGCCGGTACCCGATCGTCTCGGTCCACCCCAGAACGCGCGTGTCCACCGTCGACGCCAAACCCGTGAACGCCGGGGCCGACGTCAACCGCACTACGTCGCCCTCCCGCATCGCCACAATACTGACCCGCTGCGCCGACGACTGCGTGTAAGCGTCGAACTGGAAAGACGACAAGCGGGGCTTGTTGACCGTCCCCTCCTGCAACCGGAACGACGCCTGGTCAAGGCACTGCGAGTCGGAGAACAAATTCAGGGTGTAGTCGACCGCGTACGTCCCCACCGCAGACACCGACACCGCCGAAGTCGTGTCCGTGATACGCGCCGACCCACCATCGGTCCGGGTAACCGTCACATCATTCACCAGATACTGGTCATCATCCACCGGCGCCAAAGCCTCCACCGTGGAAGCCGTGTATATGAACGTCACTACCGGTGTCTGCGAGTACATGGACGAACGCTTCCGCAACTCCAACGACCTGGTTGACACGGTCTCGGTGGAAATACCGTTCTCCGCGTTCGCGCAATCATCGAACACGTCCAGGAACGAACCAACCGGCTGCGGACCCATCAACGCCGACGACACCGGACCGTTCACCAGGAAATACGGGACACCCTGCTCAGCGGCCAGGCGTTGCGCGCGGTCCGCGGCAGAATCCCCCGCGTAGTCATCCAACACGGCGAACAGGTCAAAGATCGAAGACGTTGCCCGTTCAACAGTCAAGTGCCCTATCGTGGCCGTCGTGCCACCCGTCGGGCCCGCGTACAGGGTGACCTTGGTGATACCCCCGAACGTCGTTGAGGGCACCGTCTCTGTGTTCGCCAGGCCCGCGTTCGCGCCAGCGATCAACGTGTTGAACTGTACATCCACCCCCGTGCCGTTCTGGCGGAACCAAAGCCCGAAACGCACCGGCAGGTTCAGGGTGAAGTAGTAATTCGGGGAAGGGTTGGCGTACACCCCCGACGTGTACTCCACCAGGCCCGTCGTGTAGTTATTCATTGTCCACTGAAGGGTGTCAATAGACGGGGCGTACTCGAACAGGAAGTAGTGCGCGCCGAACGTGTCCACGCGCCACAGGAACGACCCCGACGCGCCCGTGATCTTCGCCAGGCACCGGATCTGTTGCTCCGCCGCGGGGGCTACGTACGACGGGACGTTGAACGTAGCCGACGAACCATCCCCGAACTCCGGCAGCGCCGTCGACGCCAGGAACGAAGTCGAATCAGACGCCAAACTGATCGTCCCCGACCCGGACGTGATCGCGCCCGCAGCCCCACCGGACAGGGCCGACGCGAACGTCGTCGCCAAAGAACCATCCTGCATCGGCCAATACGAAACCAGGTTCGCCCCTGCGGTGGCGATCATCACGCTCTCGAACGGGGCCGTGACCGTGAGCTTCCCCAGAGACCGGCGGATACCACACGCCACGATCTGCGTCGTCACCTCCCGGCCAGTCGTGTCCCACGTCACCGGCCACTCAGTGACATCACCCCAGAACCTGACCGACGTCGACCCGTCGTCCAAGAACACAGACACCCGGATCTGCGTGTTCCGCCCGATGTACCCGTAATAGGCACCCGACGCGTTCCTCGGCGAGAACCGGCCATCGCGGTTGTCCAGGGTCATCGTGCACGTCGCGTACGTCGGCGCCTGACCCCAGTCCGTACGGCCCCGCCCGATCGTGATGCCCTGCTCGACCCGAACGTACGCAGTGATGTCAGTCCACACACCGTTCAACAACAACTCAACAAACGGATCCCCCACAGACCCGTAATACACGGAAGAGTTGTATGTCGCCGAACCGTACAGGCCACCCGACATCAGGAAACCGCCACCCACAAAGGCTTCGCCGCAGCAGCCAACGTCCCAAGCGGCGACGGCAACGTAGTCGAATACGCCGTGCCCGAAGTGGCGATACGGTGCACCGGGTTGGCCGGGCCCAGGGCGTCGAGGATCGCCGCGTTCGTCCCCGCCGCGGAGAAGAACGTCGGAGACGACCCCGTGAGCGCCAACGTTACGTAGTAGTACCCGGAAGCCACCGCCTGCGCCGCACCCAGAGCATACGTTTTCAGGCCCGTGGAACTACCATCCGATGTCTTGTCCGCGGTCTGAGACAACAGCGTCCCCGCCGCCGAGTACAGGCCCATCGCCAAGTGCGTAGTCGCAGCGCCGGTAATCACGTAACAGTGGCAGTTCGTGATCGTCTGCGCCGGGAGATACACGCCGAAGGCGTACACCACACCCGTGTTAATGGTGTTCGTGGCCGTAGACACCCACGGGTCAAAGGACCAAGCCTTGAACCCGTGCACCGTAGGAGTGGACCCCGGAACCGCGGCCTCCAGAGTGTTCACCGCGGACTGAATCAGGTTGATGTCCGACGCCAGGATCGTCTGCCCCGCCGCGTGGGTCGTGAACGAAGTTGTCATGCCGCCTTCAATCCGAAAGTCTTCGGGCCCTTGGTCACGAACAGCTTGGCGAGGAACTTCTCGAAGTCCCGCTCCGCACCCTTCAAGTTCACGTTCACGTTCACCGTCTGCGCAGCGGCCTTGATCTCCCGCGACGTCTCCGACCCGGCGATGGACCCCGCGGCTGCGTTGATCTGCCTGGACGTCGAGTTCACCGAACCGATCTCTTTCTTCCCCCCGGCAAGCAGTTCATCGGCCGCGGGGAGAGACGCCAACCCGCCCGCCACCAACTGCTGGATAAGGCCCTGATCAAGCCCGCCCTTCGACAGGGCCGTGATGTCTTTCTTGAACTTCAGGGTGTCCTCGAGCTGCTTCTTAAGCTTGTCCAGCAGCGACTGGCCCTTGATAACCACATAATCGGACGTGCCAGCGGACAATTTGGGACCGAGGGAGTCGGCGATCGATTGGGAGATCTGCGAGAACTTGTCCGCGATCCCCTGCCAGTCGGCCAGTTTCTGCTTCGCGGCCATCGCCGCCGCGCTGATCGCCTTCGACGTGGCCGACGCGGCAGACGCCGAAGCACGCGAAGACTTCGCCGCCGCAGCCGCCACCTTATCCGCGTTATCCTGCAACGTTTGCATGAACTGCGCCGACTGGGCGTTCGTCCCGTCCAACATCCCCGCCGAGAACGCCATACCATCGGGGTCATTGGAGATACCCCCACCGAGCCCGTTCGCGGCCATGGCAGCGGCAGCAGCTTTCAGGCCAGCGGCCAGATCATACGAGGACTGAGTCAGACCATGGGCAGCCTGGGACATCTGATCGGTCTTGTCTTTCAACTTCCCAAGCAGCCCACCCAACACGGGGACGCCCTGAGCGACGAAATGCAGACCATCAGCGAGATAGTAGGCGGTGTCCGCCGCGGTCCGCTGTACCTCCGTCAACATCGACGTATGGTCGACGTGCGCCGCGATAGCGACACCGGCCACCAACGCAGCAGCGGCGATACCACCCGCGGCGACCCGCTCCGCGGTCATCAACGGGATCAGACGCCCAAGGCCACCAGCGAGGTCCTTCGCGGCACCGGCCATGAAAATCGCCTGCGTCGCAGCGTTCCCCAGATCCCCGCCCATCAGAACCGACGCGTCGCTGACACCCCGCAACAACTCCTGAGTGCCACGCAACTGGAAATGGGCGCCCTCGAACTTTTCGCCCATTTCCTTCGCGGACGTGCCAGCGTCTTCGACCTTCACCGAAGTGTCAGCGGCGCCCTGCTGAACCTGTTGGAAGGCCCTGTCCAGCGAGGCTGAGTCCCCGGCGAAGGTCAGCTTCACAACATTCGGGTTAGCCATTCTCCACCGTGAACCCCACGTCGCGGGCCAGCTTCGTCAGGCCCTGCTCCATCGCCTTGCGGACCTCCGCCTCGTTCGCGAGGAACGCCGGATACAGGATACGGCCCGTGGGGATGAACTCCCGCACCGCCCGCGCCCCGGCCAGGCCCTTCCGCTTCGCGAACCTGTACCGCTCAGAACTACGTGCCCGGCCCACGGTGCCGCCGTAGTCGATGAACCCGAAATAGGGGACCCTGGACGACCCACCGGACACCACGGCGTACCGCTGCTGCGACGTGGCCCGGATAGAGTTCCGCAACGCGCCCGTCTTCTCCGGGGCCTTCTTCTTCGCCGCCTCGGCGACGATCTCAGCCGCCTCATTCAGGACAACACGGAGCATCTTCTGTGACTGGCCGTCCATGCGTCGCAGGGCCGCCTGGAAGTCGGCCAGCCCCTCAATCTTCACGATCTCGGTCATTCACCCACCCCCCTGATCCAACGCGGCCTTCACCTTGTAGAACGCCTGCCAGGCGACGTATTCGCTGGCAGGCATCTCCTCTATCTCCGTTACCGTCTTCCCCAACTTCTCGCCCAGGAAGAACAGGAACCCGTCAAGGTGCGACGGGCGCCCGTTCAGGCTGAGCATCATCGCCCGATCCGTTTTGAAATCGGGCAGCATCGGATAGCCCCGACTTGTCCATGATCTTGGCGATCAACGCGATCGCGTCACCCGCGGGCACGTTATCGAACCAAGCCTGCGCCTCTTCCGGGGACACGCCACACGCCATCGAAGCGGCCATGATGTCAGCGTTCGTCTTGTCGTCGCCCAACTGAACCTGACGGAACTCGCGAAGGGTCAAACCCCGAGTAGGTTCCATTACGCGTAAGTCCCCGTGGTAACAGCACCCGAAATGGACAGGGTGGCCGTGAACTTGACCAGGTCGGCCACCGGCGCTGACTCCTGATAGTCCTTCAGCACCGCGTTACCGGTGTACTTCACGTCGCCGGCGGTGGAACCCTCAGGTCCCCACGCGAAGGCCGACGCGGCGGCGACACCCACGGCGCCGTTGAACACCACCTCCGACCCGACAGTGGAGGTCTTGTCCCACAGACCCGTGACGGTGATCTCACCATCAACCAGGCCCGCCAGGTACGTGTGCGCGGACGACCCGTAGCAGGTGGTGTCATGAACATCGTTGGACCGCTTGAAAGTCACGTCAGTGACATACGGCGAAACATCATTCGAGTTGTACGTGAATTGCGCGTTATGACCGTGCGTAGGCACTTTGGTTTACCTCCCGGCCTATGCGGCCACGTCGATGGTGAAAACAACCCCTGCATACTGCTGCCCGGCGACTATGATGTCACCGAAATCGGCCCTGGTGACCCGTACCCCGCTGTGTCCGATGGAAAGGTGCGCCTCCACTGCCGTCTTGATAGACCCCGCCGTAGAGGTCCCCGAGTAGTCACACAGGGCCGCCTGCGCGGCCCTGTCCACCACCATCGCCACCCCCACGTACACCTTCAACGTGAACCGGTCAAAGCCCCGTTTCATCGTCAGGTCATACTCGATCGACTCGGGCATGGCCACGAACGCGAACGGAGGCTGCGCCGAATCCGGCGGGAACGGGTACACCCGCAGACCAGGCACATCGGACAGGGCGTCACCGATCAGGGACATCACATCCCCAAGGTCCATCGCGGTCACACCGCACCCCACATCCGGGTCACGCGGCGCAGCAGCAGCTGCACGTCCGGGTCCAACTTCGCGAGCAGGCGAACCTCAGAGCCCAATTCCGGTGAACCCGCCACCCCGAACGGGGAGTTGCGCCGGGCGAAGATCCGGGACGCCTGAATCAGGCACGCCTGCTTCACCTCGGTCGGAACCGTTGACCAACCCCAGTTAGCGGTGATCGACACGTTACGGCCGGGGAACGGCGACGTGGAATACGGCACCGCAGCGAACGGGGAGAACGCGTACTGGTAAGAGAACGCCGCAGTAGCCTGCGGGCGGAGCACCACGTGAGTCCACGGCTTCGAGTCCGCGGCAGCGTTCCACGGCCAAAGGTCGAAGTCAGTCGACAAGGTCAAGGTCTGCGCGAACGTCGCATCGCCCGCGGTGTCGACCTTCACCACGAGGCCGGTGGTGGTCATCAGGTCATTCATGCGCAGGGCCTGGCGCCCGTCGATCCGCTCACCCTTGTACGCGTAGAAACGTTCCACGGCGCTACCGGTGAGCCCGAACACGGTGTCGCAGAACTGGTCTATCTCTCGGGACACCGCGGTTATGACCACGGCCAGGGCGGTGTCGTCGTTGGTGTCCGTTACCCGAAGTTGGGCCTTCAACTCCGCGAGGGAACAGTAGTCGTCGAGGTACGTCAACGCGTGTCCCCCTCAATCAGTGCGTGTCTGCGTTCGTGCTTACCCGTCCAAGTGATCAATTCATCGACCTTTAGTTCGATGACCCGCAACTTCGACGGTTCCCGGCGCGCTGCAAGCCACGCCCCCAACGACCCAACGGTCGCCGGGAACGTGGCAAGCAGCGTTTGGATCATGATTACGAGTGCGCCAACATGAGAACACCGGCGTTCTTGTCCTGCACGCAAGCGTCCATCCGGGCCCACGCCATGTAACCAACCTGCCCGGTGGTGGCGTACAACTCGTTCAGGACAACCAGGGCAACGTCCTTGACCTGGCGGACGACGAACGTCTCCGCGAGGTTGCCGAAGAAACCGAAGTTGTTACTGCCGGACGGGTCGGGGCAGGCCTGGTCAATGATCACCGGGTAGCCGAGCAGCGTCGCGCCCTTCGACACGTCGCTGAAGTCGTTCAGTTGGTTCCAGAAGATCGGGCGCTGGTTGCCGTCGACAATGCCGCGGATCAGCTTCAGGGTCTTGTCGTTGAACACCCACACCGCGTTCTCGCGGTACGCCGGGTCAAGGGCGTGGACAACGCCGAGGAAGTCGGCGTAGGTCGGGGCCGAGTTGCTGGAAAACGCGGTCGACTGGGTGATCCCGCCGGAAGCTGACAGAAGACCCTCGGGCTCGTTGGCGCCGGTACCGAGGACAAGGTCAACGGCCACCTTACGGGCGATCCGCATGCCAAGCTTGCGGGCCACGAACGACGGCAGGTCGAAAGCGGAATCCTGGGCCAGTTCCCACGACACCTTCAACGGCAGGCTCGACGCGCCGTTCGACGTGTACTTGTAGGCGCCGAGCATCTTGGTGCCGAGCACCAGGTCAGCACCGGCACCGAGAGCGCCTCCCTCGTCAACGCGGGCACCGGTGTTCGACACGTCGTCGTTGGTGACCCACGGAAGCGGGTTACCAGTGGCAGTGGTGATGGTCGTGGCGCCGGCCATGACACCACCGAACGCCTTCAGGCGCTCAATGATCATCGCCCGGAAACCCTCGGGGACCATGAAACCACCAGCGGAACCGATGCCCTCGGACTGGGCCCGCTGGATAAGGCCGGTCTCGTCCCGACCGGTCCGCAGCACGTTACCGAACGCACGCTCGACGTCCGGGTCGGACTCGACGGTACCGGTGACCTTCGACGGGGTGACATACGCGGCCTGCCGCTTGATCACCTCGGCGGTCCGGTCAACGGCCTTCAGCATGCCCTCAAGCTCTTCGTACCGGTTGATCTGCTCGTCTGCGAGCACACCCTCGGTAGCGGTAATGGCAGTCATCTCTGCCACGATCTCGTTGCGATCCATTCTCAGTCCCTCCCGAGGACACGCGCGCGTGCGCGGATAAGCTGCGACCGAACTTCCTGTTCGGCTGCGTGACGCAAAGCAACCTCAGTGCCCTCATAGGCCGGGACTGAGACAATCGAAACATCCACCAGACGTTTGAACGACCGGTGCACTACGCCGCCCTTGACACGTTCCACGTCTCCCACCACGGCGCCGAACGACATGCCCTTGAGATCGCCGCGGCGCACCAGTTCGGCTGTGTCACGACCCAGTTGAGTGTCAGGAAGATCAAGGCGGAACCCGAGTCCGTGGCTGTCCGAGTTAAGTACGAGCGTCCCGGACGACGTACGACCAAGGATCTGCTTGGGGTCATGGTCGCGTAATGCCAACACGTCGGTCCCCAACAACGCATCGAAAGCCCCCCGTGCGATGGTTTCAGAGCCCACGTACTGCCGTTGGCGGGTAGTGGGTTGTTCGTAGACCGCAGCGTAGCCCCGGAGGGTCATGCCCTCCGAGGCCACGTCGGCGCCACGCACCAGGAAACGTTCCATGGTTAGATCAGCGACGCCGGGACGGCCACCACGGACACGGCGTTCAGGGCGCCGGAGGTGGTGCCGGTGGAGGTGATCGTGACCTTCACGAACGGACGACCGGCGGTCAACACGAACGCCGCGGTCTTGGTGGTGTTCGACGCCGCGGTAGCGGACAGGGTGCCGGAGAACGGCGTCGCCGCAGCGTAAGACCCGCCGGTGGTGTCACAGTCGGTGATCTTGCACGTGTACGACCCGTCAGTACGGGTACCCACGTTGTGGATGACCAGAAGCACCGTGCCATGCTCGTAAGCGGTGCAGTCGATAGCGGAACTGACAGTGTCAGTGTCGGTAGCGATGGAAACGGGACCGAGCGCACGGGTCACCGTGACACGCGCGTCAATGTCCTGACGAACAGCCATCAGGTGGCCTGCCCTTCGGTGGTGTTATCCCGAGCCGGTCGACTCGGAAGTGTCTCTTTCGTCGGCGGCGCCGCAGGGGCAGCCTCAGCGATCTGCGCCGGGGTCAACGGCGGAAGGTTCAACACGCCACGGACCTCGTTGACGGTCAGAATCCCGGCATCCTTCTGCTGGATCAGCAGGGCGATCTCATCGGCGGGGGTACCGCGGAGGAGTTCCTTGTACTCGAACTCGACATGCCGCGGGGCCGCCAACAGGGCCGACAGGCGGTCCTCGATCGGGTTGGTGTAACCAGGGAACGTGTACTTCGCCATCCCCTGATCCAACTGGGCGATACCCGCGCCCCACGTCGACGCCCCGTCCTCCGCCAACAGGACCTTGGGGATAC